CGACTGGGTGGATCTGGTAGAGGGCAGGGAGCCAAGGTTCCTACACCCATCTATGACTTACGAGCCAGGTGCTTCTAACCGTGTACTTATCAACGTACCCCCTGAACACGCCAAGTCAACCGTTATTACAATCAACTACGTTACCTACCGCCTTGCTGTAGATCCTAACGTCAGAATCATTATAGTTTCAAAAACCCAGGGTATGGCCCGAAAGTTCCTTTCAGCCATCAAGACTAGACTTAGTCATCCTAACTGGACTAAACTGCAAGTGGCCTTCGGCCCGCAGGGTGGATACAAAGCAGACTCCAACACTTGGTCTGCTGATATGATCTATCTAGGTACTGGTAGAGACTCTGGCGAGAAAGACCCAACTGTACAAGCATTAGGCTTTGGATCTCAGATCTATGGTGCTCGCGCTGATCTGATTATCCTTGACGATGTGGTGATGAATGCAAATGCCCACGAGTGGGAGAAGCAAATTGAATGGCTTCAAAAAGAAGTCATCACCCGTTTGGGTCGACACGGAAAACTACTTATTGTAGGAACCCGTGTCGCACCTATTGATCTTTATAAGATGATGAGAGATCCTGGTCAATGGACTGGTGGTAAATCTCCATTCACTTACTTTAGTCAACCAGCAGTATTAGAATTTGATGAGAAGCCTGCCAACTGGAAAACCCTATGGCCCAAGACTGATAGGCCTGAGGGGGAACAAGATGAACCAGACAAAGACGGATTATACACCAAGTGGGATGGACCCTCGTTATTTACTAGAAGGTCTGAAGTCGCTCCCTCAGTATGGGCGCTGGTCTACCAGCAAGAAGATGTTATGGAAGACTCGATCTTCTCGCCAACTGTTGTCGCTGGATGTGTCAATGGAATGCGAAAGAGAGGTCCACTCAAGGCTGGAGTCCCAGGCCATCCAAAACATATTGATGGCTCTTATACCGTTATCGGCCTCGACCCCGCTATGGCAGGAGCAACAGGAGCAGTAGTAGTTACCTACAACCGCTCTGATGGTAAGATCTATGTCTTAGACTGCGTCAATATGACAGATACTACCCCACAAAGAATTAGAGATCTCATAGAAGAATGGGTTATCAAATACAAACCCCAAGAGATCCGAATAGAAATTAACGCTCACCAGAAGGCTTACGCCTTAGATGATGATCTACGTAACTGGTTGGCTCAGTATGGCTGTACCCTAAATTCTCATTTCACAGGCAAGAACAAATGGGATACAGGATTTGGTGTAGCCTCTATGGCTTCGCTATTTGGGACAACAAGAGATTCTCGTTTCCAAGATAATAACCTAATTGAACTTCCTTCTAATGAAGGCTCTGAGGGCTTGAAGTCCTTAGTACAGCAATTGATTACTTGGAAACCTGATACTAAAAACCCAACAGATACCGTAATGGCACTATGGTTTGCCGTTATCAAAGTCCGTGAACTTATGCAGCAATCATCATATGCTACTAAGTTTGCTAACAATCGTTGGGCAACTAGAGCGCAAAAAGATAAAAGATACGGAATCAATTTAGACGACGCCTTTGCAGAGCAATGGCAAGAAACCTTTGGATAGGATACAATGGCATTATCAATAGACCAGATTGCAGCAAGAGTCCAATCACTCCAGTACCGTGCTTCTGAGCGCGATGCTAGAGCAGGCGATGTTCTTACTGTACGTCAAGGTAGAATTTCTGAGGTTTATCCTGACTTCTTTCCAGAAGGTGTAGATACAAATGTCGTGGCAAATTTTATTGATATCGTTGCCAGAGACCTTTCAGAGGTTATGGCACCACTTCCAGCGGTTAACTGCTCATCCGCTAATCAGGTCAATGATCGTGCTCGTAGATTTGCTGATAATCGTACCCGTATTGCTTCTAACTATTTTAATAATTCCGACTTACAAGTTTCTATGTACACGGGTGCGGACCACTACATAACATATGGATTCCTACCATTCGTAATTGAATTGGATCAGGAAGCAAAACTGCCTCGCATTCGCCTAGAGAACCCAAGGATGGCTTATCCTGAATTTGATCGCTATGGACGATGCATTGCATTTGCAAAAAGATACTCACTTACACTTGGTGAACTTGTAGCACAATTCCCAGAATATGAAGGTCAATTACTTGGCCCATCTGGATTCAAACAAGATGTTAATAACTTGATTGAAATTATCCGCTACTATGACAAAGATCAGTCTGTTGTCTATATACCAGCAAGACAAAATTTAGTTTTATCTCAAGCACGCAACCCACTAGGCAAGATGATGGTTGTTGTTGCTAAGCGTCCATCTATTGATGGTGAGATGCGTGGGCAGTTTGATGATGTACTAGGAATTCAATTACTTCGTAATCGTTTTGCTATGTTGGCTATGGAGGCTGCAGAAAAATCTGTCCAGGCTCCTATTGTACTTCCACAAGATGTACAAGAGTTACAACTTGGTGGCGATGCAGTTATTCGTACATCTAATCCAGCAGGTGTTCGCCGTGTAGAACTTACTCTACCACAAGGTGCATTTACTGAACAACAATTATTAAATCAAGAGTTACGCGTCGGTGCTCGTTATCCAGAGGGACGTACTGGTAACATCGACGCTTCCATTGTTACTGGCCAAGGCGTGCAGGCTCTTATGGGAGCCTTTGATACCCAGGTTAAATCAGCACAAGCAATCTTTGCTACAGCACTTCGTGATGTTATTAGTCTTTGCTTTGAAGTTGACGAAATGTTTTTTGATGAAGTTAAGACAATTCGCGGCGTAGATGCTGGTTCACCATATGCATTAGAATACAAGCCAAGTAAAGACATCAAGAAAGATTACTCTGCTGATGTTCGTTACGGAATGCTTGCTGGTCTTAATCCAGCACAAGGACTTATATTTATGTTACAGGCTCTTGGAGGCAAGTTAATCTCCAAGGATATGGCAATGAGAGAGTTACCATTTAATGTCAATGTTACACAAGAGCAAGAGAAGATTGAAATTGAAGATATGCGTAATGCTCTTATCGGTTCACTTCAAGCATATACACAAGCCATTCCACAAATGGCCGCTGGTGGCCAGGATCCTTCTGACATCGTTAGAAAGATTGCTGAAGTCATTAAGTCAAGACAAAAAGGACAAGCAATAGAAGATGCAATCGAAGAGATATTCGCGCCTCAAGCGCAACAAGTTCCTCCTGCTGGCGCACAATCTCAGGTTGAGCAAACGTCCCCTGCTCCCGCTTCTGCTCCAGTAGGAGGTCCTACTCCAGAACAAGGCGCAGCAGAACTACCACCTCAAGAACAAGCACCAGATATTCAAAGTCTATTATCTAGCCTAACATCAGGCGGAGAAGCAAACGCAAGCGTAAGAACTATTCGACGACGATAATTAAGTAGGGGACAATGACAACAATTATTGGATTAGAACATAAAGACCGCTGCTTTATAGTTGCTGATAGCCAAACAACTGATGCTGATGGCAGAATATATACGCACCCTGAAGTTAAAAAGATTTCGGAAAGTGGTATGTTTTTAATTGCTGGTTCTGGTGAAACATTACCTTGTGACATAGCACAACATATTTGGGAACCACCAGTTCCCACAAAGCAAGACCGAGAAGACCTTTATCATTTTATGATTGTAAAGGCAATGCCATCTCTGCGTAAGTGTATGTCAGAGAATGGTTACAACTTTGACGAAGATACTAAAGAAACACGCTTTCAGTTTATAATGGCTGTAGGTGGAGAAATCTTTGATATTGACCAAGAGTTATCAATAAGCAAATCTTCAGATGGAGTATACGCTGCAGGCTCAGGTGCAAGTTATGCACTAGGTGCTTTGTATGCTGGAGCAGATGCTTTTGAAGCAATGGAGATTGCATCTAAACTTACTGCATTTACTGCAGGTCCATATATATCAAAAGAACAACCAAAGAAAATTAAGTAGGAGGAACTATGGCTGAGAATCGTGGCGGAATGCGCCCAACTGCACCACAGAACAATCCTGCTAACATATCAGCAACAGGCGGCGCTGGTCAATCAGGAACACAGCCTGCACGTTATATGTCAGGCTTAGCCTATGGGCAAGGTCAAGCACAGATGGCACAACAAACTTCTGCACCTATGGCTGGTAATCCAGTTGCACCAACAGTCCCATCTGTCTCTTCGCAACTTCCTCAAGTTACATCAATTGA